ATGCCACAACCTTTTGTGGACTTTGCCATAAATGATAAATACAGTAAAGGTTTAGCTGATATATCTGTCACTACTTTAATTGACAGTCCCAAAATAAGATTGATGAAAGAAAAGCACGACAAAGAAATTGAGGTCGATGCAGTCGATATGGTTTGGGCATTGTTTGGTACTGCGGTTCATTCAGTATTAGAAAATTCAAAGCAATCAGACGATGTTATTACTGAAGAAAGGCTTTACTCAAAAGTTGATGGTTGGCTTTTATCAGGGGCAGTTGATAGGCAAGAGTTAATCGCAAATGAAGATGGTTCTCAAACTGTGAACATAATTGATTACAAAGTTACTTCAGTTTGGTCTGTGATATACGGAAAGCCTGATTGGGAAAATCAATTAAACTGCTACGCTTACCTAGTCTCAGAAAAAAATGCATTCTCTAATGTTAAGTTAGGTAGCTTAAAAATATGTGCGATTCTTAGAGACTGGAACAGAAGAGACGCTGAGCGAAAAGAGGGATATCCTAAAGCACCTATAGTTTTTGTAGACATACCTTTATGGGATCATCAAAAGGTTTCTGATTATATTAAAAACAGAATGAGATTACATCAAGAGGCTCAGATTTTACATGACATGCACGGCGATTTAGGCTTGTGTGGCGATGAAGATACTTGGAAGAAGCCTGACACATGGGCAGTAAAGAAAAAGGGTCAGAAAAGAGCCATGAAAGTCTTAGATAGTGAAGAAGAGGCTATCAAATACATGAATTGGCATAATGAATCGACAAAATTTATGAAAAAAATTGATCTTGAAATAGAATTTCGTGTTGGAGAACATACACGTTGTGGCAACTACTGTTCAGTTGCTGATTTTTGCAAACAAAAGAAAGAGAGGGAGCAATGAAAGATAAAAAAACTAAAACTAAAAAGGTTGTAAAAAAAGTAAAGAGTAGCGGTAAAATTAAAGCAAAACCTTTATCAGAACACATAATAGAGGCAACCAACAAAGGAAAACCTATAGATACATTTTTCTTAATTCGTTGGTTTAAAAGTTTAAGAAGTTCAATTAAATTGTGGAGAAAATAATGAAAAGTGATATCCCTGAGAAAGTAGTAGAGACCCTTAAAGAAATTGGAATGACACATCAAGAGGCGGGTTGGAACTGCCACGGAACTTATGTTCTTTTACACAAGGCTTTGGAAAAAGTGGCGGTTGCACGAAAGATAAAGTTTGATGCCCCCACAATCTTGGAAAGTGACAGTAGCAAGAGAATTGTTAGCTTAATGGTTATGGGGCATATGGGCGATAAATCAGAGTGGTCTATAGGAGAGGCATCCCCATCAAACAACAAAAATAGTTATCCATATGCTATGGCTGAAAAACGTGCAAAAGACAGAGTTATATTAAAGTTAGTTGGTCTTCACGGAGATGTATATGCAGAGGATGAGGCTGATAGTTTTAAAGAAGAAAGACCTAAGGAAATAAAAGGTGGAACAAATAATCCTGATGATAAGGATGACTTACCTGAGACAACTTTTGTTTACCCCAATGATGAAAAAGAAATAGTCAAAGGTATAGAAATGATAAAGGAAATATTTATAACATTTCTTCCCGCACAAAATAATAGATCAGAAATAGTTGGTTTTTGGAAAAACAATGAACAACCAAGAGAAATATTAAAGAACCTATCACTAAAAGACTACGAAGAAGTAGAATTGGCTTTCAAAAAGAGAGCTGAGGAAATCGTCAACAACAAAGGAGAAAACGATGATGGAAAATGAAAATAAGTTTACTGCAACGGGAGCTTTATTTACCGCTAAAAGCAAAAAAACTGAGAACAGTCCTGACTACTCAGGGTCTATGGAGCTTGAAATGGATGTTGTGGATGATTTAATTGCACAAAAGCAAGAGGGCATATCTCAGCCAAAGATAAATATGGTTGGTTGGAAAAAAGTATCTAAGTCAGGTATACCATATTTAAGAATAATATCTAATGTCGAAAAGGCAAGGTTGGATGCAAAAGAAGAAATGGCTGAAAAAAGAAACGAATCTGACGATAAGTTAGATGACGAAATACCATTCTAAAGGAGAGTTAAATGGAAGAAGAAAATAAAGTTTCTAATATAAGTTTCGAGGCAGTCAAAACATCTATGATGCAAGACAAAAACGGAACCAACATAAGGCTTACCATACATCCTAATGATGTTCCTCAAGATTTACACAAAGATTGGGTTGGATCTAGGTACATGGTTGTCATGGTTAAGTTAAATGAAGACGGAACACCTGATGAAAGGAAAGAAGATGACCGAAAAGAAATCACAGAACAAATCTGATGCGAGTGCTGATTATCTAACCTTAGATGGTGTTGCCAAGCTATTAGATATAAGCAGAATGACCTTATACAACATAAGGAAAAGTGAAAACTCTAACTTTCCAAAAGGATTTATCATAGTAAAGTCAAAGAAAAACAGACCTACAAAACTTTACAAAAGAACTGACATCATTGATTGGCTTGAAAACCAAACACCTAGAAGTTAATTTTAACTTATGAGACCTCTTTATGAGACAAAGATTAACTTAAACTCAGAAATAAAAGTTATGGACTACGTTTCACAATGTTGGAACGTAGTTTATTTTAAATTACCAATGTCTTACAAAATAGATTATGCAATATATCGTGACACAAACCTAGTGGGCTTTGCGGAAGTGAAGTGTAGAACGCATACTTTTGGAGCATTCCCAACGTACATAATATCATTAGCAAAAGTTTTAGAGGCTAGAAGATTAGGCAGAGAAACGAACACGACTTCCATTCTCATAGTGTCGTGGCTAGGTGCGTTGGCTTACTTAGATTTTTTTTCTCCCTTCACCACAAAGCAAGGGGGAAGATCGGATAGAGGAGATTGGCAAGATCAAGAGCCAATGGCACACTTTGAATTAAAATATTTTAAAAGAGTAGGAGAAATAAATGAATAAATCAAAAATGAGACTAGCGGATGGGTTTGAAGATGCGTTTGTAGGCACAACTATAAGTGCCTTCGGCAGAAAACAAGTTGCCATATATGATTACGATAAATGCATATTAATACTCATGCATGACAATCACATGACAGAAGATGATGCTATAGAATACTTCGACTACAATGTAATGGGTTCTTGGGTAGGAGAGGGAACTCCTATATACATCAATCAGCACAGTATATTAAACATAGAAGATTATTTGGAGGATCAAGATGAAAGCTAAAGATAATGTAAACAGACCTAGCCACTACAGAAAAGGAAAGGTTGAATGTATAGACGCAATCAAAAGTGCTACGGGAGATGGCTACCAATTTTACCTACAGGGGAACGTCATCAAGTACATGTGGCGGTTTAATCATAAGAATGGGCTAGAGGACCTACAAAAGGCTCAATGGTATCTTTCAGAGTTAATTAAAATAAAAAAGAAATGATAGTATGATAGTAGTTGGTGCAAGTGTAGCTAGTGTATAAAAAATTAGAAAACTTTTCTGGCTGCGTAAAAAATATCCTGCAATATACCTAACTTTTAGATACTTGGTCTTTCAAGTTAGCTGTGATCACGCTGCAGAAAAATTTGGCTATGATATACCTAACTTTTAGCTATAAGTTAAAATTAACTTTTAACCCGCCTTTTTATATCCTACTGATCTCATAAGTATAAGACCTCTTTGTTGAAGCTCGTTTATCTTTTGTCTTCTAATTCTTATAATCTTTTTCTTAGTTTCTTCAGGTATTCTAGGGTTTCTTTCTATTTCTTTAATCTGTCTCTGCATTCTGTTTCTTGCATTATCTATAGCTTTCATTCTTCCTATAATGCTTAATTGTTTCTTATTATCTTCGTAGATAGACCTGACCGCACTAATATCCCCTGATTTCATTGCCATATCTAGTTGTGCCTTCAACGTAAATAGGTCTTGTCTGTTTTCTAAGTAATTACCCGTGTCTGCTCTTGGAGAAGGCGTGGTTATAACCTTTCTGGCTAAAGGAATGCTATTGACTAAACTGCCCTCAAAGTCTCCTTGTAATGCATCATATATGTCAATGGGAGCTTCAAGAGTTCTCATTGTAAATCTTCCAACACCACCCGTGAAAGTTCCAATCCAATACTCTATTATATCAGGCGACATATCTATATATCCGCTTTTTATATCGTCTCCACCCGTTAATGAATTTATCCCACTTGCAATAGATTTAGTTATTTCACTAGTATTAGACCAGTATTGAGAACTATTAGGTTTCTTTACAGATGCGTAGGTAGGCGATTCTTTGTAAATAGGATCCCCTTTATAGTCCTCATTCATATAAACTGAAGCAAAAGGGTCCACCACAGTAGGAAGGGCAAAGTTTAAGAAATTATCAAAAGCGCCTATAGGGCTTATGGCTTCTACAGTTGTTCCAACAATGCTTCTTGTTGCTTCACCCGGGGTGTATTCGCCTCGGGCAACCCTGCTAATACTTCTACCAAAATTAACCGCCATATTTAATCCATATGCAAGAGGTATAGTAACGTGTTTTTCTCCTGTAAGACCAAAAGTTGGTACAATGATATTATGTTCTAATATGTGCTGCGGTAATTCGTCATAATCGTTAATGCCATCTTCATCTTCATCCCCTGCAAACAAACCATTCATCATGTCCTGCATAATTCCAAACACAATTAATCCTGCCCACATTTTTCTAACCTTAGGCGATTTAACAGCCGCGTTTACAAGTGCCATCGATCCTTGTAATGATGCGTTATAAAATAAATACATAGAATTAAATACTGCCTTATTTTCACCACCTTTGGCAAAGTTCACAGTAACGTTCCTAGCTGCTTGAGCTGCCTGTATCTTAGACACGCCTCTATCACGAAGTGCCTTATATAAGGCAACCCTAACTCCGTTCTCAACTGCGGTGTTAGCATTGTCAAGCACAGACATTACTGATCTTATATTTTTACCTGCAAATTGATTTTTATTTAGTCCTAGCTTTTGTTTTATACCGCTATCAGCTACATCTCCTAAGATGCTTCCTATATTGTCTATCTGATCTTTTACGTCACTCATTTGGTTGGTGGCATTCTTACCACCAGCAGAAACAAACTCCTTGTATATATCTGACCATTTATTAGGTGCATTTTTATCTAGAAAAGGCACACCTAATAACTGTGCTATTCCTTTAACGGCAGATGGAGTTCCTTTAATAACCTCAGCAGTCATACCTTTTTCATCATATTCTTGCATATTTATACCTGCTGTCTCTAAATCTCTAAAGAAGTTAGGTATTACGAATGAAGGGTTATATGTTGTATTAACTGCGGAAAGAAATCTATTAAACTTACCCATACCTCTTACAAGAAAGTTGTTTTGTTGAGGTGTTAATGCCCCGTTCATAGCTTTTGCTATTCTTGGGTCTTTAATAAATATAATTCTTTCTTTTCCATTTTCTTTATATTTAAATTCATTGTCAGGCTTTATGCCCATATTTCTTCTTTGAACAGGTGTTTTATCTGTTACATCTAAACCAATCTTTTCCATTTCTTTTTTTAAAGATGCGTTAATAGCTGTAGTTCCATCAGGTTGTTCTTCTTGGCCCTCAAGAAGACGAGCAAACGATTGACCAACTTTATTTCTTTCAGCCCTATCTATTGAATTATTATTTTGTGCCATCAAAGATGCGGTTAAATTTTCAGCATAATCATTTACAGCACCTCTACCAGTTGCTCTTTTATCTTCCCTGCCAGTTGCGCCAAAGAAATTAGTGTAAACTCTTTTTCTTCCGTAACTACTTTCTAACATAGACTCAACTTCTATATCGCTGTCTCCTTGCAACGGTACATAAGAACCATCCTGATATATAATTATAGGAGGATCTCTATTAGGGTCTCTTGCGTCTTCTGGTAATAAACCTGCCTCTATACGTCTGTCTATTGTGTCTTCGTTTATTTTTCTAGCAAACTCCCTTAGTTCATCAAACTTTGCAATTTCTGTTTGCTCTAAACTTGCATGCCAAGCAATAATTTCATCAGCCTGTTGATCAGTCATACCTGATCCAAACTGAATTTCACCTGCTGATTTATTTCTAAGATAAGCATTTCTTTGTTTTGCATGAAATGCATATAAGACTGCATCTGTCATAGCTAGTTTTTTGCTAATATAATCTTGTTCTACGCTTTCAAAAAAACCCGGGGAGTTACCAGCACCTTTTATATCTCTTAACTCTTGTATTTTATCTTCACTAATATTTAATGTAGCCATTGTGTCAACCATAGGTTGAAACAACTCTTCCTGTACTTGCGTAACTTTATCTCCTACTATTCCTTGATACACTGACTCTTGCATATATGTATCCATAGCATCAGTAATAGTAAATCCATTCTTTCGTAGCTCATCCATCATGGCGCCCACAGGCAACATAGCATCTTGAAAATATGTTAATATTCTTTGCGCTCTAGCTTTGGCAACATCCTCCGCCATAAAAACACCTAAACCTTTAGCTATAAATCTAGATAAGTTATCGTATTTAAGATTAAGTGTTTTTCTTTCTATATCTTGTATAATATCTGCAGAATTAGGGCTTGTTGTTTGTGCTGGATTAGAGCTAATAGTAGAATACTGAAACCTTTGTTTAGCCGCTGTGTTCTGAGGTTTAGAAAATGTAGTTCTAACTTGATATAAAGGTCTCCATTCAAATTCTTTCGGAGCAAATAACTGCGTCACATTTGATTTAAATCCTTTTGACTTAACTCTTTTTACAGCTTTAAACCCTTGTGGCTCATATTTAAGAGACATAACCAAGGTTCTTTCTTGAGGCGCAGGAGATGATGGTCTTGGATTCTTTCTAGTCCAAAGTTTACCAAACCTGTCTTTAGACATAGTAGATCCATCAGGAAACCTGCCATTTTCATCAGGTAACATAGTTTCTATTTTCTTTAAAGGTGCATTATCCCATTCAATTCTAATATCGTTGTTACCTATACCGCCATCAGGAAAAACTCTTATTCCATAATCTTTAATTCTTTTTATAGAATTTGTATTTCTAGAATCCATTAAGTAACTATTATATTCTTCAAGCATAGAATAAACTAATTCTAATGGGTCATTGTTTCTTACATCATGGTACTTTAATATAGTCTCTGCGTGAGTAGGAAGCTTTACGCCCATATCATCAAATCTATCTCCAAACATATGTTCGTAGCCATAGCCACCATACTTACCTTTTCTGTTAGTTAACTCAAAATGCTCTCCTCTAGGCATAACAACATAGTTGTTTGTGCC